TTGATTAGAGCAGTGGGTGATTTTGTTCTGGTTAAGCGTGATGAGAATCCTGAACAGTCTGAAGGCGGGATTCATTTGATTAAGACAGATGAACCAGCAACAGGGATTGGTAGAGTGCTTTCTGTTGGCCATCTGGTTGATGATGTTGCTATTGATGATCAGGTGGTATTCCCCAGGTATGCAGGCACTGAAATTCGTATTAGTCAGGAGTGCTTTCTGGTATTGCGTGCCACAGAGATTCTTGCCACGCTTGGGGCCTGAGGTTCGTTTTTATTAGAGTCAGAGAGATAGAACTTATATAGGAGGAACTTACCAATATCTTAAAACCCAGTAACCACCGATGTTTGGGGACGGGTGTGAGTGCTCTGGAAACTCGGCTTTAAAACAGCCAAAAGCATCTCTGGCAGGGGATGAAACGAATTGCGCCTAATAGGATAAAGCGCAGTTCATAAGCTCGAACACAACACAGGATCAATACCTTATGGCTGATCTCTTGGCAGGAAAGCGCAGTTCAAATCAAAAATATCTGGATGATCACCTGCAACTGGACCTTATCTCTGAGGGGGTGGGGGCTCGGCAGGAATATAGGCATCCCTCTGGAGAGGGGGGTGGGTACCTGAATATCTGCACAGATTCTGAAGTTTCCCTTTCGGTTCAACTTCGGGAGTTGGCAATGATGGGTGTCTCCAAGACCTGGCTGAATGTCGCTGAAGAAGTGGGAGTCTCCACTTTCCTGAAAGTATGGCAGGTGTTAGATCAGCAAGCGGAACAGGGGGCGGAGATCAACAGTTCAATCCGGGTAACGGTTCCCCAGTTCGACAGGTACTTCCGTTATCAACGAAATCAGGTGATCAGGACGATGGCCAGAGAAGGAAAGAGTTCATCTGATATTCAAAAGCATCTGCGGCGCAAGTTGAATATTGATATCACCCTCCGAACCATTCAACGAATAATGAAACAGTCTCTGGAGAGTTAGCATGAAAGTGGAAAGCATGGCTGTCTACAAAGATGCAAAAGGAAAGCTGACTACCAGAGGCTTGCGCCGATTCAGAAGGGAACTGCGCAGAAAACACAAAGCACTCTATTTATCTAATAAAAATGCATTGATTTCTATACGCCCAGTTGGGGTTCCTATTACTGGGGTTACTCATAAACAGGTAGTAGAAGCGATGGAAACAGGAACGTTTGTTGTTCCAGCAGCGCCCCGGAAAATTTACTTTACAGGAACCCTCACAAACGACGCCAAACCCCCTCCCAATGTCGCCTGACTCCTGAAATCATGGCGACATGAATAGTGCGCCTGTTGATCCAGCGGCTACGGTCACCTTCCGTTGTAACGCTTGCAAAAATACCTTTGATGCCTCGCCGGTTCGGACTGAAGACGAACCAGCGAGAGCGCATCCGTACCGATATTTTGCCATTTGTTCGAGCTGTGGCGATGAGGTTCAGCAGGTACCCTGGCAAGTGGGCATCTACAATGCCAATCTGGCTGCCACCGGACCGAAAACAATAGAAGGAAAGGCCAAATCCTCTGCAAACCTGAGTGGGCATCCAACCCCTCAGGAAGCGCAGGTCACCCGGTTCAACGCACTCAAACATGGCGCCTCTGCCAGAACAGCCCTGTTCTTTCCTGCCAAGCCCGGCAAATACCCGCACTGTAAAAACTGCGATGTTGACCACGACTACTGTCGTGAACAGCCTGCCTGTATCAAACGGACAGAGTTAACCATGCGCCACCTGATAGCGGTGCAAAGTGGTAACCCTGAACACCTGAAAGAGATGCACGCACTGCAGCAGGCCAACGTAGCAGCGTTGTTTGATGACATGCTGCAGGCCGTGATCGGTGATGGTGTTGCCCTGCGTAACCCGGCTTACAACTTTGATAAGGATGGTGGTTTCCATCTGGCTCAGTACCGTGATTCAGAAGGCAAGCTTCACACCATCGAAGAAATCAAGGCGCACCCGCTACTCAAGCCGCTGTTTGAACTGCTCAGTAAAAACAATATGACACTGGCTGACCTCAACATGACCCAGAAAATTCAAATCGATCAGGGCATTCAGCAGGGGCAGCTGCAACAGGAAGAAGACGACAAAGAACAAGCACTGGATTATCAGCGCAGACTCAATGATCAGATGTCCAACCTGAAAGACATGATCAAACGCAGCCAGAAGCGCCTGCAATCCGATCCGATCCTGATAGAACATCTCAGTGAAGATGCTGGAGAACCTAAGGATATCGAAGCCGAGGTAGTGGATGGCTGCCAGAGTTAGCGCCCAGCAGCGCATCGAGCTGCAGAATGTCGCCGAGCGGGAAATCCTCCGCTACAAAGGCAACCACGGCATGTGGCACAAACATATCCACAATGTTGATCTGGATCCGGTTCAGCTTCTGAAAATGGAAGAGATGGATGAGCACGACAACTCCGTAGACTTCAGCTGTCGTCGTACCGGTAAAACTGCCGTAAAGGAAATGTGGATTCTGGAATACATGGCCACCCATGCCGATCAGGAATTGGGTGTTGTGGCTCCCAGGGAAGCACAGAGCATCGTCAACCTTGGTTATCACACCGATGCTATCCGCCGATCTCCGGTGCTGGAGAATTACCTGATGTACAAATCCGGCAGAAAACAGATGTCGGATACCTATTACCAGTTTGCCAACCGATCCAAAGCCGGTGCCTATGGCATCATGGCCCAGGTGGACGGATCGGACTTGACCATTGCCAGTCTGGAAGAGGTGGATGATATGCCACCGGAAAGACTCTACTCCCGTTTCCTGCTGACCATGGGTGCAACCCGTCGTCTGGGAGCCAGTAAAAACTCCATTAACAAACCCATCATTCGCATCACTGGTGTATTCAAAGGCGCAGATACCCTTTCAGATATGGTGGATTCCGGAAAGTATTGCTGTCTGCCAACGGTCGATTGCTACCTTGGCATTGAGCTGGGGATCCTCAACGAAAAATTCATAATGGATATGCGGGATCAGCTCAGTCATGAAGAGTTTATCCGGCAGTTGCTCTGCCAGAATGTGGCAGCCCGAAACCTGATCTGGGAAAAGTGGTTAAAACAGGCTCAGCATAAAGGGCTATCAGCGGGTATCGAGATAGAAGAACCGGTCCCTTATCAGCAGTATAAAAAATCCGGAATGATCAGCTTCGGCTATGACGCTTCTGGCCATGGTGAAAATCCGGAATCTTCCCGCCATGCTCTGGTAGTCGGTGAACAGGTCGGCAACTTTATTATTCCTATCTTCTGCAAAACATGGTCACCGGGTACCGATGAAGCAACGGTAAAACGTGATCTGGTGGGTTTCTGGCGATACTTTCAGCCGGATTATGCGATTGGTGACGCCTATGGCGTGGGTATGCTCACCGAACTGTGTGACAACCTGTTCTATGAAGGGCTGACATCTATTGACCGCCGTGCCATCGGTGATGGTGATTCCACTGCCAGTACATGGCCTGAGTGGCCATTCTCCCCCATGCGTTTTGAAGGCATGACCAAACACCAGATGGCTCAGGCTGTGCGCTCTGCCTTCAATAATGGCCGTGTAGCCATTCCCTATGTTGAAGATAACGAAACCATTGATCCTGCCATCAACGATATGCAGTTACTTTGTCGTCAACTGACAAACATCAAACCGGTCAGCACTAACACCAGTTACAGCAGTTACAAAATGGTGAAACGGGATATCGGGGACGATTTGTTTGACTCCTTTATGGCCATGCTCTGGGGCTTTGTCACCCGTGGAGAATGCCGTGTTGAAACTATCATAGCCAACCGCACCCAGACCCGGGCTCAACTATTGGGAGCCAGCCCGCTACACCTTGGAGGAATTCACCGATGAACCTTATGGACAGGCTGTTTGGTCGGGGCAAATTGCTGGCTGAAATGAACCAGCTGCGGCAAACGTCCACCGATCTGCAGAGTGAAGTGGAGCGACTGAAGAAAACCAAAGGCCGGGTAGCCACACCGGAAAACAGTATCCGTTATCTGTATAACCGGATGCATGTGGATCCGGATCAACGTCAGTCAGTACTGGATATCCGGTTAATGGACAAACTGGATGGACGGGTTAAGAAAATCCATCGGCGTATGGCCCGTGATGTGGTGAAAGGCGGCTTGCGTCTGGTATGGAAGGATAAGGAAAACGCACGCATCATCAGAGCGTGGAAAGCTTTTGAGAAAAGGTTGCAGCTGCACAATCCGGACAAACTGAAATCCGATGCCCGTGGCTGCGTCATGGAAGGCAATCTGATTTTGCAATGGGTCTTCAACCAGAACCGGATTATCGGTGCGGTGCGTATGCCCTCAGAAACCATTGTTCCCCAAGTGGATATCAATGGCCGTTTTGAAAATATGCAGCAGGCCTATATCCAGTACGACCCGTTAACCTGGGAAAAGTTAGCCAGTTTCCCTTTCTGGCAACTGGCGATTGTGCGTCTGGATCCGGACAATTTTGATGATATGGGTGCCATGGGCAGGCCTTATCTGGATGCTAACCGCACTGTCTGGCAGAAACTCACCATGACGGAAGAGGACTTGGTGATTCGTCGTCGGCATCGGGCGCCACAAAAGTTTTTCCATAATCTGGAAGGGGCAACGAAAGAAGAACTGGATACTTATAAAAAGCAGGTTGAGCTGCAAGCGGGTGAGATTCAGACTGACTTTTACTCAAACAAGAAAGGAGCAATCACCGCTATAGAAGGCGATGCCAACCTTGATCAGATAGCCGATGTTTCTTACCTGTTGGATACCTTCTTCTCCGGTGGCCCGGCACCAAAAGGATTATTTGGTTATGTGGGCGATCTGAACCGTGATGTTCTGGAAGACCTGAAAAAAGATTACTACGAAGAGATTGATGGTGTTCAGGATGTGCAGGCCTTTGCCTATGAACAGGGCTTCCGGCTGGAACTGCTGCTGAACGGTATCAATCCGGATGCCTATGATTTCCAGATAGCCTTTGCCGAACGTAAGACCGAAACCCGCAACCAGAGAGCAGACTACGCACTGAAACTGCAGGCAATGGGTGTACCTAATGCTCTGGTTTATGAGTCCGCCGGATTGGATGTCACAAGAGTTAAAAACCTGCAGGCAGAAGAAAACGACAAAAACAACCCATACCCCACAACAAAACAGCCCTCTACCAAAGAGCCAGGCATCAAAGAAAAACCGGATGTTTCTGTGACTCCCGGCAACGCTCCCAAAGGTGAAAGCGCAACCACCATCAGCACCCGGAGCGGTAATTCATGAGTACACCGCAAGCCATACGGGAGGCAATCCGCAAGGCCAATCAGCAGGCCATAAAAGCAGGCAAGCAGCTGGATAAAGCCGCACTGTCTGATCTGCTGCGTATTTATGAACAGGCTGCCAATGATATTGCCCTGCGCATTCAGGCCAGCGCCCCCGATGGTGTGGTGCGGCTCAATAACCTGCGCACCCTGCAACGTCAGGTGGAACAGGTGCTGGAAGAGTTAAGCCTGATACAAAATGATCTGCTGGAGAACAATCTGGCTCAGGGTGCCGCACTGGGCGCCGGTGTCTGGAAAGAAGCCATTCCAGAACGAGTCAACACCCTCACCGATGAAGCAGTAAGAGCCGTTAGAAACTTTCAGGCTGCGGATGGTCTGCAACTGTCAGACAGACTCTGGCGGGTAGATCGTCATGCAAAAGAAGTGGTTGGTCGTGCAATAGAGTCAGCGGTGATTCAGGGGCATTCCGCCAGTCAGGCCGCTCAGGATTTCACCCTGAGAGGTGAAGCCATCCCCGCAGAGCTTCAACGAAAAATGGAGCAGGCCAACGCCAGCAAGATCAGCCGTTTAACCACTGCCGAATTACTGAAAGCCGATGGCTCACCCTACGACTATGCCAAGCGGGTATTCAGAACCGAAATCAACCGAGCCCACGGCATTGCTTATCAGACCAGTGCCTTTGAATTGGATGATGTGGCGGGTACCCGTTTCCTGTTATCGCCCAGCCACCCGGAACCGGATATCTGCGATATGCACGCCCGGGCGAATCGTTACGGTCTGGGTAAAGGTGTCTACCCGAAAGGCAAAAGCCCATGGCCAGCACACCCGAACACGCTCAGTTATGAGGAGGTGGTGTTTGAAGATGAAGTCAGTGATGAAGATCGGGCAGGCAAGCAGAGCAAAATCGACTGGTTACACGATCAACCTTACTCAACCCAGTATCAGGTACTGGCCAGCCGGAAAAAGGTAGAAGCCCTGCAAGCCGGATTATTGAAAGAAAACGACATTGACCGTCCATGGAAGGAGATCAAACACAAATTCGAGGATGACCTATGACCACAGAACAGAAACAGCCAGTGAGCAATATCAAGCCGACCACTGAAGTGATCTGCAAATGTGGTCATAAGATTTACGACGGTGAAGTGGTGCGCTCCCGCTGTGTAAAACTGCATGAAGGGGTGGCGCTTTGTCGGTGTAAGGAATGGGTTTGGGTGCCTGTTGGGTACATCCCTTTTTAGCTGTCTATACTCCTTTACCGCTCAACAATTCGATTGGGCGTTTTTATAAAGGAAAATTGGAAATGGCTAAAAAAACTAAGCAACCAAAAATTCAAAAGGCAGCAATTAAGAGACTTGCGTCTGAAAATGCAGAAATTATTAAACAGCTTGAAGTGATGGATGACCGCATGACCAGTGCGGAAAATAGACTAGGAAAATTAGAGAGAGAAAACCGTGACAGCAAGATTTTAAAAAATCATGAAAAAGGTCTTACAAATAAAGAGTCTGCAAATGAGCTTGATATATCTCCGTCCAGAGTTGGGCAGATCATTCGACAGCACAAACAAAATTAAAACGACACATCTCACCATTCTAATGTCGCCAAAACCCTGAGATTCTGGCATCTACCGAATAAGGCGTTTGAAGCCCGGCTATCCACTCTCCCACAAATGAGAGCAGGATAACCGGGCTTTTTTAATGCGCTCAAGGACTGTTACTGCAGACAGGTAGAGCCCGTGAACCAGAACCGTATTTTCCAGCTTTCCGAGTCCGGCCAGCATGAACGAATCCGTATGCTGGCGGATGCCGTGTCGGTGGACGCCGACCGTCGTCAGAGCTGGGTAACGGTCACCCGTGCCGGAAACTTCACCGATCCCCGTTATGGTGCCTTTGCCATTACCCGTCAGATGTTGTCTGAGATGATCAGCAACTTTACGTCGAATGTGTATGGGCAGGATATCGCCATTGATGTAGACCACAAGCCGGGCAATGGTGCCGCCGGTTACGTTCGTCAGTTGCAGCTGGATGGCAGCAAACTGAGAGCCCTGGTGGAATGGACCGAATACGGCATAGAGGCCATCACCAAAAAAGGCTTCAAATACCTGTCCGCCGAGTTCTGCGAGAACTTCACCGATAACGAATTCCAGAAACAACATGGCCCTGTGCTGCTGGCTGCCGGTTTAACGGTGCGCCCGGTGATCAAAGGCCTGGACGTTGTGCAATGTTCCGAATCGGATTCAGGCCAATACCCCACCCTGATCAGCGAACAACTGATAAAACAACTCCATGAGGAAGACACCATGAAATGGCAGCAGCTTATTGCAGCTCTAATGGCTTTTTGTGAGCCACTGAAACTCTCCGAAGGCGTTTTGAATTCGTTCAAAAAGCTGGCTGAAGACTCCCTGGCCGGCATCGAAGAAGAAGCCAAGGCCAAGCTCATTATTGAGAACATCAAATCCAGTGCAAAAACACTGGCCGAAGCACACCCCAACGCAACAAACGTCACCATGCAGCTATCCAGCCCTGCGGGTGTGACCGCTGAAGATGTGGTGCGTATTCTTTCGGAGCAGAGAACGGCAGAGGATAACCAGCGTAAACAGCTATCTGAAAAACTGGAATCCAAACAGAAGGTATTATCCGATACGGTCAACGCTGCCCAGGGCATTGAAGACGACGCAAAAGCCAGCCTCATCACGGAACTTTCCGAGCTGGTGACGGTGGACATGAGCGACGACCAGATTAAAAAACTGGCCGAACGTGAAATTGACCACAAGAACAAAGAGATTGCCCACCGCAAACTCTCTGAAATGGGCATCACCCTCAACTCGCCTTCTGGTCGTGTCCATCTTCAGGATGTACCAACCAACGAAGCAGCCAGACTGCAGAACATCCAGCATCAGCAACTGCGTAACACCAGTGCCTTCTATAACGGTCAGATCCGGTTGTCAGAAGATAAAGCATTGCCGGGCTTTGTCCGTGATGTGCTGAACCTGTTCGATGCCCAGCACAGCCAGCAGATCGGTATGGCGGTTCGCACTCTGTCTGAAGGCACCACCAATGTTTCCGACAGTAACCTGCCCATCGGCTTCCAGCGTGAAGTAATCCGTGAAGCACTGTCAGACCTGAATGTTCTGTCACTGGTCAGCACCTACACCGACGCCAGCGCCACGGCCACCACTCAGATTCCATACGAGCAGCGTCACACCGGTGGCATTGCCAATGATGGCATCGTCTACGAACGCTCCCCTATCCCTAAGGTGAAGGTGAGCCAGAAGATGGACCTGGCTTACATCAATGCCATGAAACTGGCGATCGATGTTTCCAACGAAGTGCTGCACTTCACCCGCACCGCTGGTATCAACTGGGATGCCTGGGGCCGTAACGTAGCCAGTGCCGCACGACTGGTGAAAGAACTGCTGTGCCGTCGTATTGCCAATGAACTTCAGCGTTGTGCTGATGCGTTTATGGCCATGTCTGTGACGGATGAAGGCATCACCAAAGAGGGCAACGTCTACAAGACAGATCACTTCCCGATTGTCCGTCAGCGTCAGGTGTTCGATCTGCAGGGCAATGCAGTGGGTCAGCCAGAAAACCCAATCGTGGTGAAAGACGGTTCTACAGAACTGAAACCATGGGACGGTTCCGGTAAGCAGCCATCTGGTCTGTATTACCACGTTGTGAATTACAACCTGGGCTATGTCTCCCTGGTTGATCAGGACGGTTCCATTGAAGACCCTACCGGTGCAGTGAAGATCAGCTACAGCTACTCCACCAACATCGTGAAGGTGGATGCGGATATTCCTGCCAATGTAGCGAAAGAGAAGCACCTGAACGGATTGATTCAGGCCATCTCTGCCCAGAAGGCCATGATGGCTTCCGGTCGCTACGTCACTCCCGACTTTGCGTTGATGAGCCCAACCCTCAACGACACAGCTACCAACGCTGAACAGTTCGCCATGAGCGCCAAGCGTGACGGCGTGAGCACCAGCGCCCAGGGAAACCTTGAAAAGATCAAGGGAATTGAAGCCTGGGGTACCAATGCACCGGGTATTGATCTGGGTGATGAACGTATCCTGCTGGGTCAGCGTGGTATTGCCAGCTACACCGTTGCCAAGCCGTGGAGTATGTCCGAGCCGGTAGAAGCCCGGGATGAGAACGGCAACCTCACCGGCGCCAAAGAGAGCTACGGCGAAGAGTACAACGCTATCCATGTACCGAAGCCACTGTACGACCGCTTTACCAGCGTCTTGTACTTCAGCTTCACCAACCGTTAAACGTCAACCCGATGGAACGGCCGCCGGTGACTTTTCCCCAGAGTCACCGGCCACTCCCTGACTGAATTCACAGCGATAGGAACAAACCATGCAGAAGGTGCCTTACCACAACAAGACCGAAAAACCGGTGCATATCGGTGCGGTCACCGTTCCACCCAATCAGACCCGAATGGTGGAATCTCAATACCTGCTGATCAAAGCCCGTGAAGATTTGCTGGAGACCACCGCAGCAGTCTGGAATCTGGAAGCGTTTGTTAAACAGAATCAGGAAACGGAAATCGCCCAGCTGCCAGAGCTGACCGATCAGCAACTGGAGCAGGTGGTTGCCCATTACAGCCAGAACACCCCACCAAAAAAACTGAAGCCTGCTCTGGAAGCGGAAGTTGTGACCCGTGAAGAAGCCCGAAAGGCGGATGAGTACGTTACCTCACTGGAAACCATGAGTGATGAAGAGCTAAAAGCAGAGCTTCTGTCTGTGGGGGACGACGAAGGCAAACTGGCACTGGTGCAGGATCAGCTGTCAAAGCGGAAGGAAGTATAAGTAATGGGAATTCTGGCCTCTGACCTGCGCATCAATGTTATTCAGCCGGTGTTGAAATCGATTGGTTTGTATTCATTGGCAGCGGAGAACCTGTTATTGGGCACCGCTGTACAGGAGTCTCTGTGCGGAAAACATCTGGTTCAGGTTCAGGGCCCTGCATTGGGTATCTATCAGATAGAACCGGATACCCATGATGATGCCTGGCAAAACTATCTGAATTTTCGCCATGAACTGGCAGGCAAGGTGCGTGGTTTTGCCTCCAGTGACTTTGATCAAAGCTCTGAAAACCGGCATCAGGAACTGGTGTTGAATCTTGGCTACGCCACCGCCATTGCCAGAATCGTTTATTACCGCAAGCCAGAAGCCCTGCCCGATGACCCGAATGATATAGAAGCCTTGGCACGGTATTGGAAAAAACACTACAACACCCCGCTGGGCAAAGGCACTACGGAAGAATTCGTCCGGAACTATAAGGATTTTGTCTGATGGAACCCATGGCCACTATTGCACTCGCCAAAAAACTTGCTGATGTCACCGGTGTTTCTGACTGGCTCGGTGATTTGCTCGGTGGCTCCAAAGCGGCGCAGGTTGCCGGAGACGTGTTAGACCTTGCATCAGGAATGACCGGAGAGAAGAAACCGGAAGATGCCCTGTCGGTTATTCAACAAGACCCAGCGAAAGCGTTTGAACTGAAAGAGCGATTACTCAGCCACAAAGAACGATTGCTTGAACTGGCAAACTCAGATCGTGCCAATGCCAGAGCCATGCAGGTTCAGGCGTTGAAACAGTCCGATCCTGAAGCACGTCTCTTTATTTACCGATTTGCATGGTTCTGGGCGGTGACCGTCTGCGTTTACCTTGGCGCCATTACCTTTATTGAAATTCCGAAAGAGAACATTCGATTCGCAGACAACATTCTGGGTTTTATCCTGGGAACCATTGTGGCGACCATTCTGCAGTTTTTCTTCGGGGCCAGTTTTCAGAGGAGTACCGAAGATGGCTGAGCATGGGAAACCACTCGTGAAGTACGACCCGACAGTAAACCTTGGAACATTGATACAACTCATCACGTTTATGCTGTTTCTGGTCGCTGGATACACAGTGATGCAAATACAAATTTCCCTCAATGCCAGTGCGATTACCGCCCTGAAAAACAAAGACGAAACCATTGAGGCGGAGTTTAAAACCTTTGAGTCCATTTACCGGGAAGACAGCAAGCATCTGCAGGAAAAACTGGGTGAGTTAAACGTCAATGTCACCCGGGCATTGCAGAAGCTGGAGAATCGTTAATGACCGCAACCATGTCACTGGAACAACTTACCGAGAGCCTGAAAACATCCCTGATGGATTCCGCTGGCCTGTTCCTTGACGAATTGCCCCAGCTGCTGACCATCGCTGCGGAAGATCTGGCAAGGGTGCGCCGTCGTACTCTGGTGGGTTCTATTCAGTTGCGCCTCGGTGAAGATATCTATCTGGCACCGGAAGACCTGATGGACTTCAAACTCAGCACCTGGGGACAACAGCAGCGCAAAACCATGAAGCCATGGCAGCCCGGTTATCCACGTCAGTTGCCTGATGTTTCCGTGATTGATGGTTCACCGAAATACCTTGTTCTGTCGTTTATTCCCACCGGTGGCCAGATTGGTTTGATGGGTACCGAATTCCGTTTCTTTTATTTTGCCAACCATCACATCGATGAAGATGGCAGCAAAACCACCGTATCTGAAAGTGAGCGTGGTCTGCTGCTGTTACGTGCCCAGGCAGAAGCCATGAAGTGGCTCTCCATGCGCAATGTTGATAAAACCGTCAGTGCCAAACATGCGGTGTCCGGTGCCAGTAAAGGCGGGGTGCCTGCGGCGCTCTATCGCATTCTGCTGGAAGACTGGGAACGGAGGGCATCATGCTGAAGCTTGATATCACTCTGGACGATGACCAACTGCAAAAAGCAGTACAGAAAGCACCGGGTGCTTTACGCCATCGGCTGAAAGCAGCGGTGAGCCGTGGTGCTGCAGAGTTGAGTCGGGATGCCCGAGGCTTTGCCCCCAAAGCATTTACCACACTGACCAACAGCATTCGCTCAAGGGTGGATGGTGAGCTGTCCCGTATCGTCGGCCCCAATGTGGATTACGGCGTTTATGTGGAAAACGGTGCAGGCCCCGGTGGTGCGCCCAGCCTGCAGAGCGTGTTGGATTGGGTGAGAGTCAAACGCATCACCCCAAATAATCCACAGCACGATGAACAGGATCTGGCGTTTATGATTCGCCGATCCATTGCACGTAAAGGCACAGAACCTCAGAAGTATATGGAACCTGCGGTGGATGCCAAACGGGATCGAATCACAGGCCTGATGCACAGTGCCGTGAGCAATGCACTGAAGGAGTCCGGTTTTGTCTGATTCCATGACCATCATTGACGAGATTCGCCAGTTCCTCACTGACCGATTGCCACACCGAAAAGTGACCGGCACCTGGAAAGATCGGGAGCAGTATCACCAAAAACTGAGAGAACAGGGCATCCACTGTGTGCTCTACCGTGGCGAAAACCCCGGAGACAACGCCTATCAGGGCAGTCTGAAATTACTGATTTATGGATTGATCGAACTCCATGCACGGGCAGAAGGCCACGAAGTGGAGCAACAGGAACTGGAACTGGTAAAGGAGCTGAAAGCCTTCAGCGAATCCGACGACGGTGCACTGCTATCCATTCGCAATATCGTCACCAGTATGCAGGTGGAAGCCCCTTGTGGGTGGTATGTGGCTGAGTGTGATTATGGACCGGTGGATTTGTCCGTTACGGACAATCGCTGGGACGATGGCAGTGATTCACCGTCTGATGTTTATGTGGGGCTGGAGCCAGAGATCGGTTTTGGCCATGAGGATGACTATATCCCTATGGATGAATTGATGGAGAGCAAAGATGATTGATCTCTCCACCATCCACCGTGCCCTGATGTCCATGATCCAGATCGGCACCATTGACGAGGTTCAGGCTGACCCACTGCGCTATCGGGTGACCTTTGATGAACAGCGCAAATCATGGTGGCTACGCCACGGTGAAAGACGAGCCCTGAAAGCCAGCAGCTGGGACCCTTACGAAAAAGGCGAGCAGGTATTGTGTCTGCTGCCCGGTGGGAATTGGGATGGTGTGATTATCTGCGCCATACACAGCGACCAGAACCCACAGCCGGAGAGTGACCTGGATAAGTTTGTACGGGATATGAAAGACGGTGCCCGTATTGAATACGACAGCAACAGTCATTCACTGAAAGCCACATTACCCAATGAAGGCACGGTAGAACTGGTGGCCAAAGGCGGCTTTCTGCTGGATGGGCCACTGGAAGTCACAGAAGACATCACCAGCCATAAAGAAGTGCGGGATAAAAAAGGCACCATGCAGTTAATGCGTGACCAGTACAACGGACACGTAAACGGCAATTCACCACCACCCGACCCGCAAATGTAAGGAGACAACCGGTGCAATTTAATATCGATGTTTTCAAGGCAGTCAAAGCGGGCGCCAGTGCGGTCAGCCCGGTGCCGGGTATTGCCAGCACATTGGCCGGTGACAGTGGCGATGTGGTAACCAAACTGAAAGCCCTGCCCATTGAAGGGCTGAGTGAACACATCACCACCATTGAACAGTGCCAGGGCACATTTACCAATTTCTCCAACCATGCACAGGATCAGGTGGATAACGCCATCCAGAGATCATCCATCGCCCAGACTGCGAAGCAGGTGGAATCTTATGTCGATCAGATTCCCCCAAGCTGTCTCAATACCGAAGCGATGATGGGTTCCATCACCGGTGCCGTGGATTCGGTGATGTCTGCCATTGGGGGCGTTATCGGGCAGATGTCTTCTGCCATCACAGATTTTATCAGTGGTTCCATGTCGGAATCGGAACTGGTGGCGATGATCGGCACCCTTGCCTCCGAACTGCAAGCCAGTGCCAGCGTACTGGCAGACAAGATCAAGGCAGAGTTGGAATTCATTGAAGAGGCCTTTGCCGCTCTGAAAAATATGAGCATGGTGATCAGTATCGAATCCATGTGGAACGACCCTTGCGGCCAAGCCGTGATGGACAAGGTGTTGCCCGACAACATCAAGGAGTTTCTCTGATGGCAGTGGGCATGGATCAGCACACCGGCAGAAAGCTCACCGGGCTGGAAGAACTGAAACAGCGCATCAACCGGTTATTCAAAACCCGCAAAGGCTCACTGCTGTTGCGCCGTAGCTGGGGTTCCAATATGCCGGAACTGATCGATGCCAAGGTGACCGATGATTTCAGGCTGGATATCTATGCAGAAACCGCTGCCACTCTGGCAGACCCGGCCAATGAGATTTTCGATGAATTCAAACTGCATCGCACGGTGCTCTCCGGTGATCTGGAAAATGGCGAGGTTGTGGTGGATCTGGAAGGTGAATACCTGGTGAATGGTGAGCTGGTAACACTGGAGGGCATACGGTTATGAGCTTTTCAGTGATTGATCTCAGCAAACTGCCGCCACCGAAAGCGATTGAAGAGCTGGACAGTGAGGCGATCTTTGCCGAGCAGATGGAAGACCTGCGCAACTTCGACCCTGAGCTGGCGGACAATATGCGGGTGGGCGATCCGTCCTATAACCAGCAACTGGTGATGACCGCCAGAGAACAGAAACTCAGGCAGCGGATTAATGAAGGTTTGCTGGCTGTGCTGCTGCCTTATGCCAAAGATGAAGATCTGGATAATCTGGCTGCTTTCTGGGATGAAGAGCGGTTGACGCTGGATGAAGGCGATCCGGATGCCATTCCGCCCAGACCGAAAGTGATGGAGAGTGATGATGCTTTCCGTTATCGCATTCAGCTCTCCATGGAAGGGCAAAGTAACGCCGGTACCGAAGGCGCTTACCTTTACCATGCACTCAATTCCGATGAACGGGTGAAATCCGCAAAACCGAAAAGCCCGGCAAAAGGTCAGGTACTGATACCGCTGCTTTCCCATGAAGGGGATGGCACCGCTTCAGCGGATTTATTGAGTGCCTCAACGACTTATATGATGCAGTCCCATGTACGGCAGATGACTGATGAACTCACTATCCAATCTGCTGAGATTATTGTCTACCGGGTTCGGGCAACCATTTATGTGGCACCGGGGCCGGGTGCGGATTCAGTGATTGAAGCTTGCCGTGAGGCGGTGAAAACCTATGTGGAATCACTCCATCGTATTGGTGTACTGGTTCCCCTTTCGGGTATTTATGGCGCACTGCAACAACCCGGTGTGGTGCGTGTGGTACTCCATGAACCGGATGCGGAAATCAGTGTGTCTGATCTTCAGGCGGCCTACTGCGCAGCCATTGAACTGACTCAGGAGGCGATATGACCGAACAGATATTGCCACCGTCAGCAACGCCACAGGAAAGAGCACTGGCCGCAGTCTCCGAACGGTTTGACCGCTTGCCGGTGCCCTATCGCCAGTTATGGAATGCGGATGAATGCCCCGTAGAGTTTTTGCCATTTCTGGCTTACAGCTTCAGCGTTGACCAGTGGGACGACAGCTGGCCGGAACACATTAAGCGCCAGACGGTAAAAGATGCACTTTACCAGCACCGCATCAAAGGCAGCCGAAAAGCGGTGGAAGATGCCATTGCCCATTTTGGTACAACGGCCTATATCACTGAATGGTGGCAAACAACGCCAAAGGGTGAACCGCACTCCTTCAGCGTGGATATTTCTGCCCAGGATAATGAGCGACAGTTGCCGGTTTATGAAATCAGTGGGCAGTACTTTATTTATGGCTCTGACCCAATTCCGATCAGAACGAGCAGGGTTTACAGGTTAAAAATAAAAACTCGAAAAATTGAAGGTTCCGGCCAGTTTTATGCTGGCGTTACCGTTTTGGATTCCGCCTATCAAGGAATCAATATTGGTGGTTATCCCCGAGTTCATTGTGCTGCTAAAGCCGTATCTGTTAGCCCTGTTGATGGTTGGGTGACGTTTGAAGGAGAAGTCTCCGGAATTGATATCACCGACAATTCATTCAGGGAAGGTACGGTTTATGTTCGACCACACTTTATTGTTAATTACTCTGGTAGTGGCTTGGCGCAAGTCGCAGAGGTTGAGCTGTGGGACTTATTTGATAACCAACAGTTGATAAGCAATCCATATTTTACTGAAGGGAAGTCTGGCTGGAGCCTCCAATTGGAAGGCGAGAGCGTTCCAGACAACGCACCGGGCACCATCACCACTGCTAATTTCCGTCCGGATTCCGATCTGCAAAACGACATTATCAGCGCCATCAATCAGGCCAAACCGTTACGCAGTGATTTTGAAGTCACCGTGGGCACCGTGCAGGCCGCACCGCTGGAACTGCAAACCCATCTACAGATTACCGTTATGCACAGGGGGTATTGGGAGTGAGTCTCGTTATTCACCAGAGCGGCATCGATGCCGCCATAAATGCACAGGCCAATGGCTTCAGTGGTGCCACGTTAAGTGATGTTGATCTGTTCAACGGCGCCACCAAAATCAAACGACTGCCCATGAAAGGGGTGCAGGTGATTGAACCTGGTCGAATCTATGTGGTCGCCATCGACAACACACCGGGCGAATCCTACGACATCACTAAAATGGAGTTTATCTGCGACACCGGCGAACTCTACGCCACCATGCAGCTGGACGACGGTGGTGTGATTCAGAGTAAAGGGCCAGATACCACCATGATGCTCTCGGAGCAGGTGAATATCAGTGCCGCACCCGGATCGGTAGCACCGTCTGGTGATGTGACGATGTATATGCCCCATGCCACTGAAACACTGATGGGGGCTTCGACCATTGCCAGTCAGGCGAAGGTGGATGCGGGTGAGGATGATCTGAGTTTCATTACTTCATTGAAGTTATGGAACTGGCTGAAGAAGAAGTTATCCAGTGCGACTAATTCCAGCAGTACTACAACGCCTGCTAATAGTGCGGCGGTTAAAGCTGCGATGGATGCGGGGACTCGTTCAGCCTCTGAGACGCAGGCTGGACAGATTGAAGTTGCTAATGATGCAGAAACAAAGGCTGGCATTGATAAGAAACGGGCGGTTGTACCGTATTATCTGAATAAATGGAAAGAGTCGTCTATCTTTCCCTCAGCCCCTCATGAACACGAAGTTGGAAGTATCAAGGGGCTTGGTGATTATATTGTGTCACGAGGTCAGAATGCTAATGGGCACTATGAAATTTGGGATACTGGAGTTATCCGCCAGTTTGGCTATGTGACATTCAATAGCACTATCGGGCATGGTCAGGTTGGTGGTTTTTTTCAACATGGATTGCCAGCAAGGCCATACCCTGTACCAATAACTGAAGTTATTGGTGGTATGGCTGTGCCGTCGATTGGTGGCGGTGGTGTTCAGTGGAATGTCTTGATCATGTTCCAACCAACAGCTGGAGGATTGGCGGGTTTATATCAAGCGTCAGCGCAGGTTTTGGTTGGAGCAAGCTTTTATTGGGAAGTGGTGGGGAGAGCCTAATGTGTTTTTATGACCCGAAAAACAACAGTTTGCCTCGATGGGATAAGGAGTTGAAAGAATTCATTACGGAGGGGTGTACCCATAAAGATGGTATGCCTGAAATGGCAAAAGAATGGTTTCTTCGTCCAGCCAGAGAAGGTTATGAATGGAAACCATCTGCAAAAGGTCCATGGCCAGAAGAAGTCCCAATCCCACCCCCAACCCCAGAAGAGCAGGAAAAACAAAAACACGCCCAATGGAAAGCCGACCGTCAGGCAAAAGTAGACGCCATTGTCGTAGAAATCGACGATATGCTTTTCGACGGTGACGAAACCAGCCAGTCACGTATGGCCAGAGCCGGAGCACTGGCAGAATCCCCCGATGAAACCATTCGCTGGATTCTGGCCGATAACACTGTAGCCATGGTCACCGCCGAGCAACTGAAACGGGCAGCCAGGGCAGCAGGGCTGGAACAGGAAAAGCTCTGGATTCCGGAAGAAATCGACCCATCCGGGCAAGAAATCAAACCGGCCCCCTAAAGCCGTTTGAACAGCAGTAACAACAAGCAGTAACATACACAAAAAGCCCCGCAGAAGCCGTTGAAGGTATTGCGATCTCAACGCTCACAGAGCAGGAGACAGCAATGTCACAATTCAGACACGGCATCTACCCCGCTACCGGTTCCGGTGGTGTGCGCCCCACAACCATTGCCCCGACCGCACCCATTGTCATGGTGGGTACCGCTCCCGATGCGGATTCGGAAGTGTTCCCAGAAAACAAGGTGATCATCAACCACGGCAGCATGACCATGATGGCCAAGCTGGATACCGCCGGAAATCGTCGTGGCACCTTGCTGCCCGCCATGGAAGTGATCTTTGCCCAGGCTCGGGCCATCATCGCTGTGATTGTGGTACCGGAAGGACAAACCGACGCCGAAACCCTCACCAATGTGGTTGGCACCATCAACGCCGATGGCACCAAAACCGGCATGGAGCTGATTCCCGATGTGCAGAACGTACTGGGCTTCAAACCCCGCATCCTGATTGCGCCGGGTTTCACCCATGAACAGTCTGCGGCGACCAAACTGCAAACCATGGCTGACCGCTTGCGTGGTTTTGTCTATTACGACTGCCCCGGCAACAAGGCAGAAGAAGCCCAGGCCTACCGGCAGAACTTTGCCAGCCAGCGTTTTGAAGGCTGCTGGCCACGGGTGATCAACGTCAAAGGTGAAGTGGTGCCCATGTCTGCCATGCAGGCCGGTATTCGGGTACTGAAAGACAACACCGTGGGCGAAGAGTTCTCCAGCTCCACCTCCAACCAGCGCATTAACGGCATTCTCGGCACCGATATTCCAGTGGATTACGTGGATGGCGACACCACCTGCACCGCCTACGTGCTGAACGCCAACCAGATCAGCACCGTAATCAACGACACCGGCTATCGCACCTGGGGCAACCTGAGCTGTTCCGATGATCCGAAGTGGCAGTTCTCCAGCCATGTACGCATCAACGACATCATTCTGGATGCCATTGCCGAAGCCCTGAAGTGGGCACGGGATAACAAGCTCAATAAAACCTTCGTTGAAGATGTGGTGGAACAGGTAAACGTCTTTCTGGCCGGACAGGTTCGTGCCGGTAATCTGCTGGGCGGCACAGCGTGGGCAGACCCTGATCTGAACACCCCAGACACCATCATTGCCGGAGAGTTCTATCTCGATTACGACTTCACCCCACCGGGCATTGCCCAGGCCATTGTGGTGACCAGTCACTTCATTAACGACTACGCCGAAAGCATCTTCTCCTAAGGGGACGGTGCTTTCCGGATTCATCACCAAGGAGAGCAACAACAATGGCACAGAGTATCCCAAAACTACTGGTGGATTACGCCTGGTATGCGGATGGACAGGGCAAGATCGGGCAGGCCACAAGTGTCAAACTGCCCCCGTTCCAGCAAGTGATGGAAGAGTTCACCGCTGGCGGCATGGCCGGGCATATCAACATCAATATGGGACTGTTTGAGCTGATGCAGTCCACCGTCACCATGGCGGAGTACGACCCGCAAATCATCAAACTGATGCGTTTTCGCAATGGCGAAGAGCGCAGCTTTACCTTCCGGGGTGCGCTGGCTGGTCGTGGCGCAGTAGAAAGCCTGGTGGTGAAGATGACGGCCCAACTCTCAGGCTTCGACCCTGACACCATCGAACGGAAAAAACAGAACACCCTGGAACTGACGCTGGATATCAGCACCATCAAGATGGAGCGCAATGGCGAAGTGCTTGTGGATATTGATATCGAAGGGGGCAAGTCCATTGTCGGCGGCGTGGATATGCGTGCCGGTATTAACGATGCACTGGGTATCTGATCCGATGGTACCGGCATGGGTGTCGGTACCAGAATTATTTTGTCATCAATGAAGGTAAACCATGAGCCAATTACGCTATCTGCCGATTCCGATCACGTTGCAAACCCCTGCCGATCTGGGTGGCAAACCGGTCACTGAGCTGACCATGCGACCACCCACCACAACCGATGTGATTGTGGCAGAACAATCCACCTCAACACCCTATGACAAGGACGTGTTGCTCTATGCCAACCTGACGGACACCACAGAAGAGTTTATTAAGTCACTGCCGTATTTCGATTACCTCCAGCTGGATAAGGCTTTCGAGCTTTTTCTTCTGCCCCTGTCGGAATTCTTAGGGCAGCATGCCTTGCTGTTGCCAAAGCGGCAGGGGGAAGCAGCCTCAGAGAACTTGCTGACCTCCCCATCCACGAACTGTTCAGCTGGCTGAAGGCGGACAACGACCTGAAGGAGCTGCAGGATGAATCAAAATAACGATGTCAGTGTTCGAGTCAGTGCGGAGGTAGACCCAAGGGCAACCCGTGATATGAACCGTCTGGGGCGTGATACCCGGGCGGCTCGTCGCACCATGACCGAAGGCATGGAACGGGACACCCGCCAGACTGCCCGTTTTGAACAGGTTCATCATCGACTGGGCTCCACCCTGGGTAAACAGACCCGCCGGGTGATGGACTACAGCAAGAATATTGCCAAGGCTGCCCATCAGAACCGGGCTTTTCGGATGTCGTTGCAGGGCATGAACAAAGGTCTGGATGCTGTAGACAATAAATGGGCAGCCGTGGGCGGCACACTGGGAGGTGCGGCAGTAGCCCGTGGAGTAGTGACCCTTTCAGAGCGTTATGAGCGACTGGGCATTCAGGCCGGTTTAAGTTCCGACAAGGTAAAGGCACTGAAGGATGAAGTCTTTGCCATCTCCCAGAGACAGGGAATCCGGGTGAACGATCTGGAGGTACTGGGCGCCATTGAACAGATTGTGGAACGCACCGGTGATCTTGATCTAGCACGACGGAACATTGCCAATATCGCCATGACGCTGCAGGCCACCGGAGCAGCCGGGCAGGATGTGGGCGCAATGGTGGCGGATATGTCGGAGAAATTCGGCATCACCAACGCCGGTGAGATGCTGGCCCAGCTGGATACTTTGGTGGTTCAGGGTAAAGAAGGTGCATTTACCCTTCAGGCTCTGGCCAGTAAAGGTTCCAGAGTATCGGCGGCTTATGCCTCCATGGGCAGAACTGGTAAATCAGCAGTGCAGGAGATGGGTGCACTGTTGCAGGTTTCCATGATGGGTACTGGTGAAGCCGATGTTGCAGCAACGGCTTTTGAAGCCACATTGCGGGATCTGGTGAGTAATCGGGATAAATTGGAAGGGTTGGGGGTTGAACTGTTTGACCCTGAAAAACTGGCACAGGGTAAAGAAGAAGCCCGATCCATTCCCCAGGTATTGAAAGAAATCGTCAAAGCCACCAACGGTAATGTGTCTGAGTTCTCGGAAGTGTTTGGTGATGAATCCCGTCGATTGGTGAATGTGCTGGCATCGGAATATCAGAAAACTGGTGGCTTTGCTTCCCTGGATAAGTTCATGAGTATTCAGGGCGATGGCACACAGATCATGGCGGACTCTTCCCGAGCTTCCCAAACCGCAGCCGCAGCCATGAATAACTTTGCCAATGCCTGGCGTCGAATGGCCGATGGTTCACTGGCCGAACCCATTCAGGCACTGGCTGATGCCATGAACAGTCTTGATCCGGACACGGTGCAAACCATTATGAAATCCCTTGCCGGTGGTGCATTGGCTTTGGGTGGGCTTGCGATTGGTCGTAGGGTGTTGGGAGCAGGTCGATCCATTGCCGGAATGGTACGTGGTAAAAAAGGCGGTGGTGCCGCTGGCGGTATTGGTGGTGCTCTTGCTTCTGCCGGTGGCGTGCAGCCTGTTTTTGTTACAAATTTTCCGGGCGGTGTGGGAGCTGGTATGGGAATGGGCGGCTCATCGTCAGCCCGTCGCAGTGGTTACTCTGGCAGCTTACCCAAATCGTCTGCCAGACCAACCACCAGAGCCAGCCGACTTACCCAGTGGGGCAGGCACGGTTCCGGAGCCATGAAACTGATGGGCAAAGCTGCCATGCCGCTGATGCTGGCCGGTGGTGCGCTTTCCGTAGGTTCAACCCTCAGTGACGATGGACTCTCCAGAGCGGAAAAAGCCAAAGCTGTTTCTTCTGATGTGGGTGGTATGGGTGGTGCCCTTGCGGGAGCCGCTGCCGGTGCTGCCATGGGTTCTGTGGTTCCGCTTATCGGTACGGCAGTGGGCGGTATTCTGGGTGGCATTCTCGGCGGCATGGGTGGCGAATGGCTTGGGGGTAAAGTGGGTGGTGCCATGAACCCCATCGAACAGGAAGTAAAACGAGCCAATGCCCGACCAAAAGCCATCGCAGGAACCGGTAGCAATACGCCAGCGGTTACCCGACAGATCACCAATAGCGTACCGATCCAGATCACCCAACAACCGGGACAAAGCAGCCAACAGTTAGCGGTGCAGGTAGCGGATGAAGTGGAGAAGGTGCTCGAAAAACAACGGCTGAAATCCGAACTCAGCCTGATGGATAACTACTCACTGGGGAATGCCTGATGGCGAAAACAATGCTGGCATTGGGTGACTTCCGGTTTTCGGTGGATACTGCCGCCTATCAACGACTGCGTAAAGTGGCTTCATGGCGCTGGGCAAAAAAGGACACCGCCAGCGGGAAACCGGGGCTGGATTATATTGGCCCCGATCTGCAGGAAGTCAGTATGAATGGCACCATTTACCCACACTACAAAGGTGGGCTTGGGCAGGTTCCCAAAATGAAAGCCATGGGCGACAGTGGCACACCGCAGCGATTGGTGGATGGGCTGGGTAATGATTTGGGATTATGGGCAATCAGTCGTTTAGAAGAGATCCAGAGCCAATTCCATGATCGGGGCGTACCCCTGAAAATCGACTTCGATTTAAGCCTGATGGAGTACCCCAGCTAATGGCCAGATACACCACCAAACAGAATGATATGCTCGATGCCATCTGCCATGAGTATTACAAAGGGCAACGGGGCGCACTGGAGGCTGTGTACAACGCTAATCCGAAACTGTGTGAATATGGCTTGCTATTGCCTGGCGGACTGGTGATTGTGCTGCCGGTACTGGCACCCAAAGGCAGCTCCACCAAAATTGATTTATTTGGATAGGAACGACTATGCAACCAGCCCGAAAAATTGTGATCAATGGCACCGACCGCACCACTGAATACAACCGTTACTTTGTCAGCCTGGAACTTACCGATGAGGCCGGGCTCTCTTCCGATAGCCTGACCATAACCCTCAATGATGATGGGCAGCTGGCCTTCCCTGCCAAAAAGAGTGAACTGCAAATCTGGACCGGCTACCAGAAGCCGGGAGAGCCAGCCGTGCTGCAATACCGTGGCCTCTTTTCCATTGATGATGTGGTGCTGGGCTTCCCGACACGGCAAATCACCATTACCGCCAGTGCTGCCCGAATGCGTGGCAGCTTTGTTGCACCAAAAGATCAGACCTGGGAACAGGTGACCCTGGGCGATCTTGCCCAGACCGTTGCCAGTCGTAACGGTTTTACCCTGAATATGAGCGCCGATCTGAAAGCCAAAGTGGTGGAGTACCACGACCAGAAAAGCCAGTCCGATGCGGATATGCTCACCCGATTGGTGGAGCTCTACGGTGGCACGCTAAAACCGGCGGATAATCAACTGGTTATCTTCGCCAAAGGGGATGGTCGGAATGTCTCAGGGCAAGACTTGCCACCAGTGCCTATTCTCCTGAATCAACAAACACGGGGAACGGTTCGACTCTCTGGCCGTAACCACTATGCATCGGTAGCGGCACATTTTGCGGTGGACGGTGGGCAGGAAACCGTAGCCACCTCCGACGCTCAGCCCCAGAAGATGTTACCCACCCGTTATGAAAACCGTGAACTGGCAGTAGCTGCGGTGAAATCGGAACTGATCAAACTGGAGCGCAAGCAGTTTGAATTTCGCATGAGCCGGATGCCGGGGAATCCGGAACTGAGAGCGGAGCGAATGGTTGAGGTGATTGGGCACGGTCGGGAGCAGATCGACGGGCTATGGGTGATTACCTCTCTCACAGAAACTCAGGACGGTAGCGGCTACTGGATGAATTTTACCGCCAGTGCGCCAAAGCAGTATCCACAGCGGATACCGGCACTGCAGGCATAAAAAATCCGGCACGGAGGCCGGAGTGTTTGGCAAGCTGCTTTCTGCGAAGCATCGGTTATTCATATCATTAACAGGAGTCCTATAACCTTAGCCCTTACCGGATGATCATCTCCAGCAGCTGGTTCAGCACAACCAACTGTTGATCGGTGAGGCCGGGCAGCTTCTCTATCAATTCGGTCAGAGGTTCCGACAAACGGGCCTCTGTGCGGAACATCGGCTCCCTTCCTTCCAGATACCAATCCGTCGTGATGCCGTACAGACGGCACATATTCACCAGATCATCGTAATCCCTTGGTGCCCCACCGGTGGGACTCTCCCAGCTGCGCAGGGTACTGACCCCTCTGCCCAGTTTTCGGGCGGCTTCCTCTATCGTGATACCGGCAAGTTCCCTGGCAAGCCGACATCGCAGGTTCTTCTCTGCTGGCTGAGCTGTCTTTTTTGCCATTGAGTTCTTGGTCGGCCAGATTTTTATTGATGTCGATCAAAAATAGACAGCGTTTTTGTTGTTCCCCACGTGAACTTTTGGGAAAAGTTACGTGCACGTACGACCTAACTAAATATTTGGTCTTGTCATACAACGACTTAACTCAATATACTGGTTAAGCATACAGTTAATGATTTCGGAGATGGGCATGTTGAAAGGCTGTAACCACCCAAAGAAAACCGTCGAAATTGACGTTCATGAGCTGGCAGTGCTGAGATCGGCGAAAGACTTGTTAATGCGCAGGGTGCAGGCAGAGAAGATTGAAGACCCGGTGCAACGGCTGCAGAAGCTGTCTGTTATTCGTGTGGATACGTTGCACTGGTTGAAAGGAGGTTATTGATTACAGATTAATTGGACTGCTTCCAGATGCCCTGTTCTTTACAGGTGAGTGGTAACCAGCCTTTTTTATAGGCATTTTGCTCAAATTCATATGAATCAGTGATACCAAATTCATCTCTTATTTTCTGCGACTCTTTATCTACCCATTGTCTTCTTTCTTCATAGGTAAGTTTATGTTCAGGCATCTGCATTTCTTCAACGGTAAGAGGCTTCAGTGAATCTGGAAACATTCTCTCTGCCGATGCGCTGATCTCATTAAGGGATTTATGATAATCGCAGTATCGAACCAGTTCCGGATCGGGAGATGAACAGGCAACCATAAGGATGGACGATATCAGCATGAATACTTTTTTCATGACAGTTTCCTTGGGTTTAAAGAACATCAAGTAAGCTTGTGGCCAGCACAGGATCCAGCTGGGTATGATTCATTCCTTTTTTCTGGGCATGACGATAGACAGCGGTATATACCTTGGCTTTCTGTTCAATGCTCAGTTCAATATCTTCAATCTGGGCTGTTTGCTCTACCAGTGTGATCACCGCCTGCATCAGTTCTTTCGATGCAACGTCTTCACTTTGGGCATCGGCCTCTTCTTCGATATTCAGTCTTAATCCTCTGAACATAGGTTCCAGTTCACCATCAAGCCGGGCAACAGGCAGCATCGGGGCTACTTTTATTTTCTGACCGAACTCAGGGCCATCCCCAAATGCTGCAATGGGGCCTATACGCCCCTGGATAAGCGGGTCCAGATATTTAGAACCGACATTGGAAAACCACCAGTGAGACTTTGGTTCATCTTGAATCTGCTTTGTCCGTTCAAAACAATCCAACAACACCTCCTGAGTTTCAAAACCAACAGGCCCTGTGAGTACTTCATGGGTGATGTAGTCGATCTGCTTGTCTTTGTAGATATAAGTGGTGGGGCTTGCCAGACAGACAACCAGACGGGTCTTGTCGAAAACAACGGCGACATTCCATTTATTGCCAACGATGTCATGCATTCTGAGCTTTTCAGCAAGCTCGGCATCACTCTCATGCATATCAACGCTGTATCTTTTCCCTTCACCGGACACCAGCCAGGTGAGGCAGACGTTCTCCTTACGCATGATGGCCGTCAGTATCTCTGAACCCGGAATATTCCCTTTATTCATGCTTTCAGCTGCCCCTCTGGAGATCCCGAGAGAGGCTGCCCAAGGGTAGAGTTTTCGACCACAGAGGACTGATGAAAGTCGATCCTTAAAATCATTCATAAAAAAAAGAGCCAATCTGAGTTGACGTTCCTAAATTTAGGAATTAAAGTTAACTTAACGCTGTTAACATTCCTAAACGGTGTGAACTTTAGATAACTTTGTAAACGGAAATACAGCATTATGCCTAAGAAAAATGAAAAGTCGCAAACAGATATTGTCGCCTTCCGCTCTAAAGAGCTTAAGGAAAGGATTGGCACTCTGGCGACGTTAGATGACCGGCCTCAGTCACAAATGGCTCGATTGCTGATGAAACGTGCAGTGGAGTTGGCAGAGAAAGAGTTTGGCATTGCCAGGCAGGTTTGAATGATGGTGTTCAGGACTGGCAGGTCCTGAACACCGGAGGCATCGGTCACTACCTGGCAGGGTAGCAACGCAGCAGCTCGAACACTTTAGCCTCAGGGGTATGTTAACAAATAACAACCCTCTGAGAATAGCGTAGACCGCTGCCTCCTGATTTTCTACGTGAAAAGCATGGAGGTGTTACGTGAACACAATAAATCCAACCAATGGCTTGCCAGATACGACGCTGGTCAAAAAAGCCATGAAGGGCACCGTCTCCCGTTTTAGCGGTGGTGCCCGTGCCATGGGGCAGCTGCTGAACAAGGCGCCCAATGTGCTCTCCAATGAGATTAATCCTTCCCAGCCACACCATAAGCTGGGGCTGTTGGATGCCATTTACATCATGCACATCAGTAATGATTTCCAGATGCTGGAAGCCATTGCGGCGTGCCTGAACCATTCAATTATTCACCTTGGGGACTTCTCCGCCACCAGTGATACGGAGTTGCTGGATTTGTATGCCCGGTGGCATGGAGAGATCGGTGATGTGGCCCGTGAAGTCTCCTTAGCATTGGCGGATGGTCGTATATCCCGTGATGAGTTCGATCGCATACGCCAGGAGGGAATGGAGCAGATCCACTGGTTCTTTGAGTTTCAGGCTCGGCTTGAAGCCCTGATCGACGAGGGTTGAAGCCATGCCACTGCGACGGGAACACCGGTGGTTTACATCACCCAGAAAAGTGGTAGCGCAGTGCAGTTTTGAAATTCCGGTAGTGCCTGATGAAGCCATGTTGCGTTCTGCCTGGCATCGATCCGGCCTGAACCTCTCTTTTGAGGAATGTATGAGTGACCCGGTACTGGCAAGAATCCTTCATATGATGGCCAGACAGGGAGCAAAACATAAGGAAGCCGTCGGAGGCGAAAAATATGTTTAAAAACTACTTCACCCAGCAGGAAGAAAAACTGCTGCTCTCTACCGTTCGACAGTACACGTCGGACATTTACGCCGAGCGGGATTACTGGTGGATGGTGCTGGCCCGTCATACCGCTGTGCGGGTTTGTGTGTTGTCTGGCCTGACCGTAGGCGATGCCCAGAGTGCCATTGCCCGTGAACGGCTGGTGATTCGCCCGGAGATCAACAAGCGTAATAAGCGACAGGATCTGTTTTGCAAAAAGATCATTATGGATGCACTGAAAAACCTGTTGCGTATTCATAAACAGTTGGCTGGCCATGGGTTTGACAATCTCACCTTTGAACAACGGCCTTTGATCATCTCCAGAAATAAGCAGGGAATGAGCATTCGCAGCTTTCAACATCGGATGAATCTTTGGTGCAAAAAGGCAGGTATTGCCGGTTCCCCTCACTGGTGGCGACACACCTGGGCAAAACGACAGGTTGAAGCCAGTGACGATGTAAGCAGAACGCTGATGAAAGTGCAGCTCTGGCTGGGCCACGACGACCCCAAAACCACCGCTATTTATACCCGCCCTGATAAACAGGAGATGGACACGTTCGGGAGGTACACCGTATGAGCGCCGTTGCGATGAATGTGATCGACACTGTTGATCTGACTGAGCGGGAAAACCGCAAGGCTTACTTTCAGCCAGTGATGGCAGGCCTGCCAAAAGCGGCTCAGGACGTACTCCAGTTTGTGTTGATTGACCACCCCTATTGCACGGCTGCCAAAGCCATGGCCGGAGTGTTTGTCGGGCTGGTTTACCGCCAGAAGGTGGAAATCTTCGACCTCTATCAGCTCGACAGAGACAACATGCGCAAGGTGCACAATCTGTTGGAAGAAGCCTGCACCAATGTCAGTGGCTGGGGTAATGCGGCCAATGCCGTGAATACGTTTCATAACCTGTAGGAGAAAAAACCATGCTGGTTCTATCAAGGAAAAAAGGGGAAAGCCTGCGCATCGGTAAGCATATCCGACTCACCGTGTTGGGTTTCAGTGATCGGACGGTGAAGTTCTCCCTGGAAGCCGGTAATCGGATTGCGGTGATGAATCGCTCCATTGGTCAGCCCCTGTTTTCGGATAAGGAACTGACCATCACCACCATCCCCAACCACCGCAATCAGGTGAAAGTGGCCATTGAGGCACCGAAGGATGTGGCGATCTGGCGGGAAGAACTCTGGTTACAGATGAACAGCTGTATTCATGAACCTGGTATCGAGCTGAAAAAGGCGGTGATGGCATGAGACTCCTCAGCAAAATTCATCAGGAAGCCCGTCAGGTCGTTCAGCCACTGGTGGATGTAGCCCTTAGTGATACCGGCGGTGCTGAGGCTGCGGCTCAGGTATTGCTCAGCTGCCATGACGGTGGCACTTACCATTTGTGCGTTCGGGATTTGTGCGTGCTGGATGACCGTTTGTATCAGGCCGCCATGCTGATTATCCGGCTTCGGGTTGAGCACGGTATTGAACCCCATGAATTGTTCGTTAATGACAATCCATTCCCGACGTTGGCAAAACGCTGGGGTGATCATCTTCATATTGTGAGTCGGGGAGAGCGTTATGGTTGCTGACATCAAGCATGATTACGAGATTGAACGGCTGGAAATCTCCAGCGCCGAAGCCGGTGTCTTTGGTCGAATGCTCAACCACATTCGCCAGCAGCACCTCACTTTGGATGGTGCGCTCTCTGATGATGAAAGCCGGTTGATGCTGAGGCTGCTGAACGACATCAACCGGAGTATTTATCACACCGGCAAGGGGGCTGGCAGCCAGCAAAAAAAGAAGGCAATCCCACTATGTTCGTAATTCGCAATAACCCGAAAGGGCCAGGCTACGAACTGGTGGGAAAAAAAGCAGGACGAGGAAACCCTGATTGGCCGTGGCAGCGCCCGACAGTGTTCCATAACCATTCGGCAGCAACAGCGAAAAAGGCAGAACCATGAAAAGCAATGATCTTCTTGGGTTTCGTTGTCACTTTTACCCCGGTGCGGTGTTCCCCAAGTGCCAGCATGCCGCCAAGTGTCGGCCTGCGTTTTGGGATGATAAAGATCGTTGCCCCGGTGTGTACCAGTGCAAAAAGCCCGAAGCGGAACGGGTGAAACAGGTCAACCAAACCCGCTGAGTTTTGAAAGGCTGTTGGCAGACAGCATCAGAAAGCAACCCGATAACTGCTGATTTTGGTCAGGAATGACAATGAAGACTCGAACACCAACCCTGAGATTAGTCAGGATGTCACAGCTGTCCCCGGAGAAACGACGGGAAGCATGGCGAAACATCAAGGAAAACAACCATCAGCTGGCGGCACTGCTCAGTGACCCTCAGTTCCAATCCCTGAAAGATCACTTTGACGGAGATGTACTGCTCAAGGCGGAAGACCTGGAGGCAGTCGATGGCAAGTATTGAAGACCTGAAAGAGCTGATTGATCTCAATGATGTGGCTGAAAAGCTGGACATGAAAAAGCACAGCGGGGGAAAGAATGGCAACGCCGTCTATTTTTCCCCGAGCCGTGAAGAGCAAAACGCTTCCCTTTCCGTGTTTGCCGGTGGCAAGGGCTGGAAAGATCACGCTACCGGTGCCAAAGGCAGCTGTATTGACCTGGTGATTGAGGCAGGTCGTGCAGCTAATGTGCACGAAGCCGCTGACTGGTTGCACCATGAATTCAACATTCCGAAAGACAAAATGGCACGGGTTGAAAGATCCCAGGAAGAGTGGTTGGCAGAACAGTGCCTGAAGCGTGCCAACGATTGCACCGGTTACCTGTTTGATGAGCGTAAGATTCTCAAAGAAGTCATTGAGTACGGGATCAGCAGTAAAACACTTGGTTATTCCGATTACACCACAAGCAAACCCGCTGGCGAAAAGTTTCATGGCGGCCCTGCGGTGGCGTTTATCTGCAAGGACTTCGCCAGCCGTCGGGTGAATTGCCTGGAGTACCGTTATTTTGATGCGGCACTGAACGGTGGCGTAAAGAACCATTGCCACGGCAATAAAGGGCCGGCGTTCTGGTCCATCAATCACGGCAATTTGAAAGCGGCTCATACGGTTGTACTGGTGGAGTCGCCTATTAATGCCCTCAGTGTTGAGAGTGCCATTCATAAATGCGGTGAATTGAAAGGCTGGACCGCTCTGGCGGTGATGGGTGCCTCCAACCTCAATGAAAAGAACTGGTCACTGCTGCAGGGCAAGCGGGTTGTGGTGGCGATGGACAATGATAAACCCATCGAAAAGGGACCCAAACAGGGTTACTGCGCTGGCGATCTGGCAGCCTGGGCAATCCATGAAATCCTGACCGGTCTGAACATTGTTTCTCATTTTGCTGACCAGAGTCGTTGGGATGAGTTGAACGACCTGAACGACATACTGAAAGAAAAAGGCGTTGAAACCCTGCGCCGTGCTATCAAGAACTTTGAGCCCTGGTTGATTCCCGGTTTGTCGGGCAATGGTGGCGACAACAAACCCGCCACCCAAGGCAAGCCACGTTTGTTTTTGCCAGAGCACGATTATGCCAAGTACTGGCAGTTCCGGGTAAAGGAAGACTTCACCGGATTCCAGAAAGAGGTAACGGATAAAGAAGGTGAAAGTCATCTGGTCAATGAAGACCTGTGTGGTTTTCGGGTAGCGGCACTGTCTCGGGTAAAAATCCAATCTGCCAATGCCACCATGAGTGGTGAAAAAGATAACCAGCCCAATGTCGTATTTGCAGGCAGTGTGCAGAGCGCCCGACATGGCAACAAATTAGTCCGCCAGGTATTCACCGATGAGCAGCTGTATAACCCTGAAAAGTGGCGCTCGTTTGGTGGTGCCATCTATAAGCCAGCCCAGTTCAGCCGGATGCTCAATATTATGGAACGTGCTACCCATATCGGTGGTCGTGAAGCCCTGAACTTTGTGGGTTTGGCCTTTAAAGATGGTAAGCCGGTATTGAACGAAGGGCCTGACTGTTACTTCACCGAACCGGAAAAGCAGTGCCCCTACCATAACCTGCAATTTCCATCCGGCCCCACCAGTGATGCAGCACTGGTGATGAATGCCTACCAGAAAACCTTTGAGCAGAATGCCGCCATGATGGCACTCGCCTGGATTCTCGGTGGGCACCTGAAAACCTATCTGGGCTTTTGGCCTCATATGGTGATGCAGGCCGATAAAGGCGCCGGTAAATCCACTTTGATTAAACGACTGGAGCGCACTACTGGCTTCACCATGTTCTCTGGTCAGAGTTTGCAGACGGAATTCCGACTGGTGACAGCGGTCAGCCATACCTCTCACCCGGTGGGCTGGGAAGAGATTTCAGCCAGACGACAGGATGTGATTGATAAAGCCGTGGCACTGCTGCAGGAAACCTACCAGTACACCATCAACCGTCGTGGTTCGGAGATGACCGAGTTTGTGTTGTCTGCCCCTGTATTGCTGGCCGGTGAAGATGTGCCGGTGAAATCGCTATTGGGCAAGGTGGTACGGACTGAGCTGCAACACCGTGGCGACATGCTTTCTGAGAACCTGCCGGTATTCCCGGTGCGGGAGTGGCTGAAGTTTCTGGCCGGTGTCGGTCGTAGCCGGGTCATGGAGATTTACAACGACTGTCGTGATTACTGCATGATCAAGTGCTCCAGCACGGTAGAAGACAACGGTGCTGCCCGAATGCTGGGGAATTACGCAGCACTGGCTACAGCCTGGAACCTGTTGTGTGAGTTTGCAGGTATGCCAAGAAATACCGGTGATTTTGGTACCGACCTGGTACGCACCATGAATCAGCACATTCTGGAAACCAGTTCCGATCGGGAGCCCTGGGTGTGGATTATGGAAATCATCCTGGGCGAGATCGATGCCGGAAAGTATGACCGGCCATTCAAATTTGAACGCAACGGCGATGATGTTTTGTTGTTTGTCCGTACCGCACATTTGATGCAGTACCTCAGCCAGACCCAATCACTGCGCCCCAAGTACGATGCACTGCCAGTAAAGAGTGACCGGGTATTAAAGAAGCAGATGGAAAAGGCCGGTGTGATTCTGCCGGAGTTTGACGACAAGGAACGCCGTATTGCTGGTAAGCGGGTTGCCCATATGTGCGGGCTGTCGTTGAAGAAGCTGGAAGAGTTTGGCTTGAGCCCGGTATTACCGGAAGAGATTCCTGACCACTTGTAATAAAAGAAAGCGCCCCGGGCGGCCACCCGAGGCATGTACCAACGAGAAGGAGAAACTTCATGTCTGATTTCAATGAACAGGTATTCCTGAAATATCAGCGTCGGCACAGAGAGCAGCTTAACAGAAAAAAGCGCCGTTTGAGAAAGGTGTTGGCGTTTGTTCGGATGGCGAGGGCAATCCCATGATCGGCGTAGTGCTCAAACATTTTGAGGTGGTGTGCCTGCGTGGTTTCGGGGTGGCACTGGCGGTGGTCTCTACCGGTGCATTGGTGTTGCTGCTGGTCAGCCTGCCCATGACCGATGTGCAACTGACCATGACCACCATTACCGGAATTGCCCTGCAAGGTTGCCTATACCTTTTCGCCCGATCTGAAGATGTGCGACTGCAGCGGATGGGTTGGGTGCTGTTGGTGGGTTCGGTTATCGCAACGGCGGCTTTTCTTGAATCCGCCTGGCAGCAGCATGTTGCCCAGCTGAATCATAAGCAGGTCGATTCGGTCGCCAGCTCATTCACCGTGCAGCAGATCCAGCGAGAGATTGAAGACCGGAATCGTCAGATTGACGTGATGCTGTCGGCCTCTGAAAAAGATGTTGCATCCATTTATCGGGATCGCAGCGATAAGCGCAACGACAAACTCACGCCACTGTATCAGCAGCGTGACGAACTGATGCAGCAACTGAAGCAGCAGCAACAGCAGACCCTGAGCAGTGGTGCAGAAGCAGGCAGCCTGCAGGCAATGTTGACCGGTGTCAGTCGTGAAGCCCGGTTAGCCACCTTTGTGGTGATGGCTGCACTTATTGATTACACCGCTTTGCTGGCACTGGGCATGGTGAGCAGGACTGAATCACTCACCGCAGCAGAAGTGCAGCAGCCTGAATCGGTGGTGAATCAGCTTGATTCAGTGGAGTGGATAGCGGTGCTGCAGCAACGGATTCTCTCCGGTGAGTTTGGTGAACACCCAAGCCAGCGCCAGATGATCGATGAAGTGAAGCAGGCCTATGAAGCCCTGAAAGACGATGGTCGGCTGGTAAAGGATGGGCAACGGTTCCGGGTGATCGGGGAGGTGGTGTGATGGAGGTCAATGAGAAAGCACTGCTGGAAACCAGCCTTGAATTGCAAGTGGTGCAGCAAAGAAAAACCCGAAGCCCTGAAGAACACCGTCGGAAGGTGGAGCACCTGGAGTTTTTGGGAAAGATCAAAGAACTGTTGGAAGAACTGGAGAAGCAATCATGACAAAGGTATTTGCCAACGTAAGGCCCGAATCAAAGTACTACGAGGGTCAGGTTCAGGATAAGCCATTCCCGGTTCGGTTTGAGCCGGATATTGCAGGTTACCACTGGCAGGGTGGTATCGGTGGCCAGTATCGCACCGATGACCTGCACTTTTTCATGGAAGCAGAGTTTCGGGGAGAAGTTCAGCTCAAGCCGTTTCTGGTGGTGAACCACTCCGAACTTCAATCGCTGGACGTGACCTGCAACTCAATATTGAAAGGCGTGGGTAAAGAATGGGGCTCAGGTTACTGGGAGAAAGTCATTAAGAAGCTGGAGGCACTGCTTAGAAAAGCCAGGAAGCAATACAAGGCCGAATTGGCGAAGGAAGAAGAGGAAAGAGAAAACGAGCGTTGGGGGTATTGA